ACCCCATGCTTGTGACTGCCGCCCCGGCTTGCGCGTGCCCAAGGAAGGCAAGCCCCGCCAGTACATCACCGAGACTGCCGCCGTGGAAGTGCCCGAAACCGCCTACTACCTGCGCCGCCTGGACGAGGGCGACCTGGTGAAGGCTCCGGCGACTCCGGCCNAAACCANGNCGGCAACCACGGCCGCCGCCCAGGCCCCGGAATAAGGAGGANCCCATGGCCAGCAAGAACATCAACTTTGACAGCATCCCCGGCAGCATCCGCAAGCCGGGCAAGTACATTGAGTTCAACACCAAGCTTGCGGTGCGCACCCTGCCCACAAATGCGCAAGAGGTGCTCATCCTTGGCCAGCGCCTGCCCTCAANCGAGGGNGGCGGCAGCNTGGCGGCGCTCACGCCCACGCGGGTGTTCAGCGACGCCGAGGCCGCGGCCTACTTTGGCCAGGGCAGCATGCTGCACCGCATGGTCCGCGCGGCCATCAACGCCAACGCCTACGTCTCGCTGACCTGCCTGGCCNTGGATGACGCGGNGGCGGGCGTTGTGGCCACCGGAGGCTTGGCGCTCACCGGCCCGGCCAGCGGCACGGGCGTGGCCACCCTCACCGTGGGCAAGGATGCCGTGCAGGTGGCCGTGGAATCCGGCGACACCGCCGCCGAGATCGCCGCCGAGATCGTGGCCCAGGCCGCGCAGCAGCCGGACCTGCCCGTGGCGCTGGCCGCCAACGCCGGGGCGCTNACCATCACCGCCAAGCACAAGGGCAGNCTGGGCAACAGCATCAAGCTGGCCTTCGCCAGCACGGCCCCCGGCTTGGCCGGAGCCGTCACCGCCATGACCGGCGGCCAGACGGACCCGTCCGTCACCGCCGCCTTGGCCGCCGTGGCGGGTGCCGGGCACAACATCATCATCACCCCGTACACGGACGTGGACAACCTGGTGGCCCTGCGCACGCACCTGGAGTTCACGGGCGGACCGCTGGAACAGCGCGGGGCCGTGGCCGTTTACGCCCTTGCCGGAACCCTGGCCAGCGCCACCACCCTTGCGGGCAGCGTGAACCACGGCCGCATTAGCGGGGCGCTTTTGCGCGGCGCGCGCCGCCCTGCCCCTGGGAGATCGCCGCCGCTTACGGCGCGGTCGTCGCGTCGGAAGAAGACCCGGCCCGGCCGCTGAACACCCTGNCGCTGACCGGCATCGACGNGCCGGACGTGGCCGACCGGCTCACCCGCACCGAGCAGGAGGTGTTGCTGCACAACGGCGTGACCCCGCTTGAGGTGGGGCCGGACGGCACCAGCGTGCAGATTGTGCGCGCCATCACCACCTACACAGTGAACGCGGAAGGCGTGGATGACGTGGCCCTGCTGGACCTCACCACCATCCGCACCCTGGACTACGTGCGCAAGGCCGTGCGCGAGCGCATCGTGNTGCGCTTCCCCCGCTCCAAGCTTTCCAGCCGCACCCCGCCCGCCGTGCGCGGCGAGATTCTGGACGTGCTCATCAAGCTGGAGGAGCTGGAGATNGTGGAGGAGGTGGAGGCCAACAAGGGCGGCGTCATTTGCGAGCGCGACCTTCAGGACGTGAACCGCCTGGACGCCAAGATCCCCACGGACGTGGTGAACGGCCTGCACGTGTTCGCGGCCCGCATCGACCTTTTGCTGTAGAGCCGCAGCGGCCCTAACGCCCAACATCAAACGTTAACGGAGGCCAGACATGGCGCTGAAAGAATACCTTGGAGCCATCATTCTTGAAATCGACGGGACCGAATACGAAGTGGAATCCGCAGACGTGGACCACAAGCCGAACAGGGCCGTGGTGAAGACCATGAACCGCAAGGGCAAGCCCAGCGGCTATTCGGAAGGCGTGCACGAATGGTCGATCAAAATCGTGGCGCCTATTCCCGTCACCGGGGCGTTGAACTGGGACGGCATNAANGGNGGCAAGCTGACCATCTTCCCCGTCACNGCCAGCGGCACGCGCACCAGCTACTTGGATTGCGTGAGCATGGGCGATTCCAAATCCTTCACTGTGGGGAGCGAGGCCAAGGTGACGGTGACCCTCGCTGCCTGCGACGAAATCAAGGAGTAGANCATGGCGCTGACGGAAAAAGGCAACCTGAAGTACGGGCTGGTGGTGGAAGGCGTGCGGCACACGGACTTTGAAATGCGCGTGCCCACGCTGGAGGACATGGAAGAGGCCATTGAAGAGGCTGGCGAGGGCGCGTGCGCCGCCCGCGTGAACAGGCATGTGTGGGCGCGCACCCTGGTGCGCCTGGGCACGCTTGAGTCCAAGGCCATAACGCCCGAGTTGCTGGGCACGCTTGAAAGCACCGAGTACGGGCACCTGGCCGCTGCGGAGGAGGCCCTGCGGGGAAAGCTCGTCGCCGCGAGCGGCAGCTCCGCGAGTTAAGGCTCGCCCAACTGGCGCTGACGCGGCACGGCTTCAGCTTGAGCGACATTCGCAGCCTGACCCCCATGGAAGTGGAAAGTTACCTCGACTTGCTGGCAGCCATGGCCACCGGCACATTTGAAGGGGCAGGGAAAAGGTACGTGAACCAACGGCTGCTGCGCAAACGCAAGCGCGGCGGATAAGGGCGGACAAATGGGCGACATGGAAATGCAAGTCACGCTGAAGTTGCGTGACCAGGTAAGCGCGGAAAGCGCCAAGGCGCTGGACACCCTGCGCCAAGGCGCAAGCGCCACCTCCACCGCCTTTGTCCAGTCCTCCAGGGCCAGCCAGGAATCGGGCCGGGCCGCCGTGGCGGCCGGTAAGGCTGGTCAGAACGCGGCGGCTCAGGCCACGGCGGCGGTCACGCAACAGGCCGCCGCCACCGGCCGGGCCGGAAAGGCCACCCGCGACCTGGCGCGCGATACGGCGTTGGCCAAGGTCCGGGCGGAGGAAATGGCCAAGGCCTGGACGGACCTTGGGCACAAGGAACGCAACGTGATGGGCCTGGTTGGGCGCATCCGCCAAGTGGACCAGTACGCCCGCCGGGCCGAGCAGGGCCTGTTGGGAGCCGCTCGCGCCGCTGGGCGCGTGGGCCAAAGCGTGGCCCAGGGCGGCGCGGCCCTGGCCGCTGGCGGATACGTGGCGGGCCGTGCCCTGGCCAAGCCCATGGATTACGAAAGCCGGCTGGCGCAAATGGCCAACACAGCCTTTTCGGACCAGGACGCGGCTGGCCGCCGCGCGGGCATGGGGCAGTTGGATACCGCCGTGAAAAGCGCCGTGCGCCAGGGCGGCGGCACGCGCGATTCAGCGGCGGAAGCCCTGGATAAGATGCTGGCCAGCGGCGCGCTCAAAACANCCGACGCCATGCGCATGCTGCCGGTGCTGCAAAAGTTCGCCACCGCCAGCGGGGCCAGCACGGGCGACCTGTCCGACATCGCCATTCGCGGCGTGCAGCAGGGNTTCTTCAAGCCCGAGCAGGTNGGCCAGGCCTTGGANAAGGCCCTNGTGGCNGGNCAAANNGGNGGNTTTGAGCTNAAGGACATGGCCCGCTGGCTGCCGCAGATGATGGCCAATGCCTCCGGCATGAAGAGCATGGGGGGATTCGAGCGCATTCTGGCCAGCGCCCAGGCCAGCGCCATTACGGCGGGCAGCAAGGACCAGGCGGGCAACAACCTGGTCAACCTGCTGCAAAAGCTGAACAGCCAAGACACCGCCCAGGACTTCAAGAAGCTTGGCATTGATCTTTCGGGCACCCTGGCCAAGGCGCGCGAGAAGGGCACGCTGCCCCTGGACGCCTTTGTGCAGCTTATCGACCAAAAGGTTGTGGGCAAGGATAAGAAGTTCCAGGCCCTTAAAGCCAAGGCCGCCACGGCCCAGGGCGGAGAAAAGACCGAAACCATGGACGCCATGGCGGACATTCTGCAAGCCTCCGCCGTGGGCAAGGTGGTGCAGGACCGCCAGGCCATGCTGGCCCTGGTGGCCGAGATGACCCAGCGCGACTACATCAAGGACGTGATGGGGGGCATGGGCAAGGCCAATGGCGCGGGGCAGACGAGCTACGATGTCATGGCCGGAACGACGAGCTACAAAGTCCAGCAGGCCTCAAACGAAAAGGACATTGCGGCCTCCGGCATGCTGGAGGGGGTTGGCGGGCCATTGGGCCGCGTGGCGACCGCCGCCACCGAATTGGCCCGCAACTTTCCCGGCCTGGCCACGGCGTCTTATGCGGCCGCAACGGCCATATCCTCCCTGGCCGCGTCCGCCGGTGTGCTTTCCGCAAGCCGCCTGCTGTTTGGCGGTGGTGCCGCCGCCGCAGGCGCTGGCGCTGCCGGTGCCGCTGGCGCGTCCACATCCGCTTTGGGGCGTGCCGTCGCTGCCGGAAAGTCTGGCTGGGGCGGCGCTGGACGCTGGGCGGGGCGGCTCGGCGGCCTGTTCTCGGTGGCTGGGTCAGCGTTGGACGTATACGGGACCGAAGGCAACGCATCGCTCACCCGCGCGCAGAAAAACGCCGCGCATACAGGCACCGCCCTGGGCGCTGCTGGCGGCTGGGGCGGCGCGCTGCTCGGAGCCAAGGCTGGCGCTGCCGCAGGCGGGGCCATTGGCGCACTGTTCGGCGGTGTGGGGGCCGTGCCCGGCGCAGCCATTGGCGGCGTCATCGGCGGTGTTGGCGGCGGCTTGCTGGGCTCTTGGGGCGGGTCCAAGATAGGTGAAAAGGCGGGCCAGGCGATGTTCGGCGGCGGGGAGCAAAAGACCGTCGTTGAAAGCAAGCTTATCCTTGACGGTCGAGAGGTGGCGGCTGCGGTCAACGAGGTCAACAGCCGCCAGGCGCAAAGGCACTAGGAGGGCACCATGGCCTGGAAAGACACGCTGTTGACCCCCAGCTTTCGGGGCGCGCCCTTTGAGGTGTTGCAGACCCGCGACCATGGTTCGCACGCCGTGGCCCCGCACGAGTACCCGTACCTCGACGGCGGCGAGGCGGAAGATATGGGCCGCAAGGCCCGGCATATCACCATCACCGCCGCAATATGGGGCGAACAGTACGAGACCGCCCTGGAGAAGCTCTCCAAGGCCCTGGACGAGCGTGGCGCGGCCGAGCTGATCCACCCGGTGTTCGGCTCTGTCAAGGCCCAGGCCATGGATTGGGACATCACCCATACGGCCGAGCGGCCGAACTACGCGGAAGTGACCATGGAATTCATGGTGGCGGGCACGGGCAACCCGTTCTTCTCGCGCGAGTTGCCCAAGGTGGATGCCAAAACCGCCGCCACACGCACGGCTTCCGCCTCAACCTTGGCCAAGGCTGTGGCCACCGGCAAAAACACTTTGGGCATGGCCCGCGCGGCCCTTGGGGCTTTGGCGCGGCTCAAGGCCCTGGCCAGCGGCGTCATCACCAGCGGCTTGGCGTTGCTCAACTCGCCCGCAGCATTCGCGGCGGATGCCGCCAGTTTGGTGGCGGGCGTCCTCGCCATGAAAAACTTCAGCTCCGCTTCGCTGTTTTCTGATTACTACTCGGCATATGCCGCACTCTCGGCGTTGTTTGACAGCGGCGATGACGATTCCGGCAGCGGAACGGGCGTCAACGCCACGGCTGCCCTCAACGCCGGAGACGAAGCGGAGCAGGTGCGCGCCCATGTGCGCCTGGAAGCCGCGCTGGGCATTGCCGAGGCTGCGCAGCTGGTGTTCGAGTCCGAGGCCGTCACCCCCACCCTCACCCCGGAAGAGATTGAAGCCGTATCGGGCACGGCACGCCAGGCGCTGCAAAACAGCATCGACAATTACCGGAACCTATACCCGCTTTCACAGGCGCGCGCCGTCACCGAGCCCACCAAGGACGTGGCCGCCGCCGTG